CAACGCGACGCTCGTCGTCTCGTCCGACCGGTCGAGGCCGTCGATCGACAGCGCCAGGTCACGCCCGTTGACGCGGGTTGTTGCCATGGGGTCTACCCCTTCATGTGGGCGCGCGAGAGGCGCGCGGTGACGGAGACGGACGCCGCGAGGGTCGTCGCGCCGTTGATCTTGAACTCGGCCGGCTGCTCGACCGTGTCGGAGGCGAGCTCGTAGCCGTCGAGGTCGGGTACCGCGTTGACGACGTCGACGACCATGTCCGTCACGGCCTCGGCCATCACGGCGTTCGTCCCGGGCCGGGTGACACACAGGACGTTCAGGGAGACCAGCCAGGAGCCGACCTGAGCGCCAAACGCGACACCGCCGAGCAGGACGTACCGGAACGGCGGTGTCGCCCTCTCAGGGACCTCAGGCGACGTCGGCAGGCCCACGCCGGTGAGCGCGTCGGCGAGGCCCTTCTGCGCCTCCCAGACGGCGTTCACGCGAACCCCAGCGGTGCGACGTAGGGCGCGAGCACCCAGCGAGCGGGACGCAGCGGGTCCGAGGAGACGCGCAGCACGGTCTCACCCCCGTCGCCCTGGTCGTCCGTGATCGTCATGAGCACGCCCTGCGGGGCGTCGCCCTGGTTGAACTGGCCGACGGCCACGCGCATGACCGCCTCGTCGAGCACCACCGCGGGGACGGTCTCCTCGCCGACGTAGTCCGTGACGAGCTGCTGGGCGAGGGTAAGCGCGGTCTGCGCGTCCGTCGTCCGCGTCTCGTCCGCGTTCAGCCGGTCGAGGAGCTGCTCGACGGTGACGGCCATGTCAGCCCCCGGTGGTGCCGCGAGCGCCGCGGCCGGTGCGCTTCTCGGCCTTCGGCTCGACGACGGTCGTCGTCTCGGCCGCCGGCTCGGTCGTCGTGGTGGTCTCGGCCGCGGTCTCGGTGACCGTGGCCGTCTCGACGACGGGCGGCTCGGGCTCGGTGGCGGGCTCGTCGTCGACGGGCTCGGCGAGGCCACCGCGCACGAGGCCGTCGGCGAGCTCGTCGGGCAGGTCGGCGACCTCGCCCTTCTTGGCGTGCACCACCTGGCCGTTGTAGAGCCCGAGCGGCTGCACCTTGATCAGGACCTTCATGTCGACCCCTTCCGGTCGTCGTGGGGGCCGGGGGCGCCGCGGTGGGCGCCCCCGGCGGTTTGTCACTCGCCGGGCGTGGCCAGGTACTTCACGGCGTTCGGGTCGAGCGCGACGGCGCCGCGGCGCACGAGGGCCCGGAACACGGTCTGGTCGTTGCCGAACCCGGCCTCGGCGGACCGCTCGAACCGCAGGCCGCCGGCGATGCGGACGGTCAGGGCCGACCAGTCGCCGAACCAGATCGGCTTGGCCGACGCGCCGAACGCGTCGAACGTCGGCTCGACGAACACGGGCTTGCCGAGGATCAGGTCCGGGCTGCCCGCGACGAGCGCCGGCTCCCACACGGGCTTGCCGTCCGCGGTCTTGAGCTTGCGCACGACCGCGGCCGCGCCGTCGGACATGCCGAACGCGCACTTGGACGAGGCGCGGTAGGGCGCGATCACCGAGTAGAAGAGGTCGACCAGGTAGTCGGTGCCCTGCCCCTCGGCGGACTGGTCTCCCAGGCCGGTGAGGATGCCCGCGGCGGTCGTGACGCCGGCGACGGTGAACCCGGCCTCCGCCGCGGCCGCCGCCGCGGTGGTGACCTCGAGCCCGAGCTGGCGGCCGGCGTTGCGGGCGATGTAGCCCTCGACGTCGAACGTCGCGTCCTGGATGAGCTCGTTCGGCACCGCGGTCTTGTACCCGCGCTTGGCGACGGCCAGGTCGACCGTGTCGAGCGTCGAGTCCGAGTCGGGGATCGCGCCGTTCGCGGCGATGTCCGCCGCGCCGGGCTCGGCGTGCACCGTGGCGCGCGGCATCGGGATGGTGTTCCCGTCCGTCGTCGTCATGAGCGTCGCGTACCCGAGGATCTCGGACGTCTCGACGGCGTACTCCCAGAGCTGGGAGTGCACGCCGGCCTTGCCGGTGCCGCCGGTGGCGGACATCGCGCGGGACTCGAGCGCGACGTCGTAGCCGTCGCCGGCGCGGGCCTCGCGCACCCACTTGCCGAACTCACCGTCCGAGGCGCCGCGTGCGTCGGCGGGGGCGTCGCCGTGGACCTTGCGGTAGGACTCCTCGAGGTCCTTGGCGCGCTGCTCGCCGTCGAGGAAGGTCTTGGCGCGCCCCTCGAGCGCGTCGACCTCGGCGAAGATCTGGTCGACCTTCGTCTTCTCCTCGACCGTGAGGTCGCGGTTCTCGGTGATCGCGCGCTGCGCGACGTCCTGGGCCTCCTTGGCGAGCGCCGCGCGGCGCTCCATGAGCTGGTTGGCGATCGTGGACATGCTGGTCCCCTTTCCGGGACGAGTTGGTGGACGTGCGGGTGTCCCGGTGGGGGTGGCCCTGCCGGATCGTGCTGGGTGGTGCTGACCGTCGGCGCGGGTGGGTGGCGCCCTGCCCGCGCGTTCGGTGGTCTGGGGTCAGCGGGCCTTGGACAGCGCGAGCGCCAGGACGGCGTGCGCGGACCGGGTGCCCTCGGGCGCCTTGTCGGTGCGGACGAAGAACTTGCGCAGGTCGTCCTCGGCCGCGAGCGCCCGGACCTCGTCGAGGGGGGCGTCGAACTTGCGGGCGAGGGACTCGAGGGCGGCGGCGGGTCCGACGAGCGCGCCGGCGATCGTGCGTGCCTCGCTGGCGAGCGAGCGCGCGTCGACCGAGGTGTCCTCGTAGGCGGGCGTGTTGACGGGCGCGACGTCGAGCAGGCGGCCGGAGACGAGCGTGCGCAGGGGGAACCCCTGGTCGGTCTGGGTCCAGTCGTCCTCGAACGCGACGAACGCGAACGAGGACTGCGCGACGTCGCCGCGCTGCACGAGCTCGTAGACGTCGGCGCGGGCCTGGGGGGTGTCGACCTCGTAGGCCAGGCCGACGTCGTCGGTCGCCAGGCGCAGCGTGCCGGCGCGGGTCGTGCCGAGCAGCTGGTTGTCGTCGTGGTTGTAGCGCGCCACGACCTCGGGCCACCCGTCGCCGCGCGACTTGGCGAAGAACCCGCGGTCGATGCGCTCGACGAAGCCGCCGAGGTTGCGCGAGACCTTGTCGAACTTGGCGGCGTACCCGCCGATGGTGCGCTTGTCGGTGCTTCCGGCCCGGGCCTCGACGAGGGTCGAGGTGAACCGACGCTCCGCGGTGTCGCTCATGCGTCCACTCCTTCACGGTTGACCGGCTCGGTGAGAGACCGGGGGATGTTGCGGAAGTTGCCCCCCTCGACCGGGGGGCGGCCCTCGAGGGCGAGCGCCTCGTTCAGCGACAGGCGGCCGTCCTTGAGCTTCGCGCCGACGATCTCGGTCTGGGTCTTGATGTCGGCGCGGATCGTCTCGCCGACGTCGAGGCGCACGGCCTGCCCGCCGGGCAGCCAGCGCGCTATCGCCTGCTCGAACCGGACGATGTACGGGCGCATGTTGTGCGCGCGGTTGCGGGCCCGGGACTCGTCGTTGGAGTACGTCAGGGAGTCCGAGGCGCTGCCGCCGACCTCGCGCGGGTCGATGCCGTAGATCGCGGCGATCTGGGTCGCGGTGAGCTTGAGCGTCTCGATGAACTGCGCCTGCGCTGGCGGGATGGACACGATCGACAGGTCCCAGTCCTTGCCGGCGACGAACGGCTTGCCGGTCGCGAACGCGGCCGCGGCGCGGTCTCGCACCTTCTCCGCGGCGGTCGGGTCGAGGACCTGCATGACGTTCTTGAGGATCGACGGCGGGATGCCACCGCCCCGCTTGACGTCGGCGTACTCCTGCGCCGAGAGGCCGGCCGCGACGAGCGTCGCGTAGTGCTGGATCGGGGAGAGCCCGAACCGGCGACCGTTCGGCACGAGCCACGGGACGTGCGCGACCGTCGCCGGCGTTGCCGGCTTCCCGTCGAGGTACCACCACGGGTCCAGGGCGCGGTCGTCGATCGCCGACCAGTCCTGCGCCCACTCGATCATGGCTGGCAGGGCGAAGCCGGTCGTCGCCGTGATGCGCCCGACGGCGTTGCCGCGCGTGACCGTCGAGTAGACGCCCTGGCCGATCCAGTTCTCGATGCCGTACTCGAGGTCGATGTTCCGGAAGAGCTCGGGCATCGCGATCGGCGTCCGAGATCCATCGCTTTCGCGGCGGTAGAAGTCGAGCGGGAGCGTCGAGACGTAGTCGACGATCGACCGGATCGACGCGAACACGGGCGCGAGGTACGTCGCGCTCGTCGGGGTGACGACACGCGAGGTCGGGATGTCGTCGACGTCGGTCGCCGCGCGCTGCTCGCTCGAGCGGAGCCACCCCATCACTGCCACCCGAGGTGCAGCGCGAGGGCGGCCGCGAGGCCACCGACGACGATGAGCGCGACGCCGGGACCGGCGACGAGGCAGAGGCCGGCGGCGATCGCGGCGACGCCGACGGCCATGAGCAGGACGGCGCTCTGGCCGCGGGTGAGTCGTCGCTTCACGGTGACCCCCTTCACAGGATCGAGGACAGGACGTCGTAGGTGGCGACCTCGCGCGTCGCGGTGAGCGCGCACGCGACGGCCTCGAGCGAGGAGATGTCGCCGGACTTGCGGGCGAACGCACGCTTGTCGCCGATGTCGCGCCAGTCGGCGGCCGCGACGGCGGCGTCGAGCTCGTCGTAGCCGCCGTGCTCGACGGTGCCCTCGTCGACGGCCTGGGCGAGGTCGTCGCACGCCTGCACGTAGCCGGGCAGGTCGAGGCGCGTGACGATGACGCCGGCCGCCTCGAGGTACGGGATGACGACCGCGGCGGGGCCGCCGCCGTCGACGACGACCGGCACGCCCTGCTCGGCTTGGATGCGCGCGACCTCGGCCACGAACTTCGCACGCTCGCGCGTCGGGGAGCGCAGCACCGAGCCGAGGTGCGGCTTCTCCCCGCCGAGGACGGCGCCGAGCGAGAGCCACGCGTGATCGCGGTCGCCGGCCACCCCGAGCGCGATCGCCTTCGCGCCGGCAGGGCGCTTGGCGACGAGCTCGGGCCAGCGCGGCATGATGAGCACGCCGGCGGTCTCGTCACGCCAGATCCCGAGGCGGTCCTGCGCGAACTTCTCCGGGTCGTAGGTCTCGAACTCGCCCGTCACTACCTCGTGGTTGATGCGGGTGTTCCACGCCGGGTTGCCCACCCAGCACAGGTACTCCACCGCGGGCGTCCACCGCCTGGCCTCGAGGTCCGCGCGCGCGGCCTCGTACTCCGCCGACTCGACGTCGACGCCCCACTCGCACCACGCCGCGTTCGTCGACTTCTTCTCGACGGCCGCCCGACGCACCGCGTCGAACGCGAAGCTGTCGTCCTCCTCCTGCGGGGTCGTGCCCAAGAGCCAGACCTGCGGGTTCGGCATCGCGGACATCGTCGAGTTGATCGACGTCCAGGCCCGCGACCCGAGGATCTGCGCCTCGTCCAGCAGCAGGCAGTCCGAGGAGAAACCCTTGCCGGCGGCGCCCGAGCGCGCCTTGAACTGGACCTTCGCGCCCGTCTTGAACGTCACCGTCTCGCGGTTGATCGCGTTCATGACGGCCTTCACGCGCAGGCGCAGCGCGACGTTCTCGTCCGCCTCGATGATCTCCATGAGCTTCGCGAACGCCTCGCGGGCCGTGTCCTGCTGGTGCGCGCTGACGACAATCTTCTTCTCGCCGAACAGCAGCGCGCCGGCGAGGATGCGCGCGACCATGAGCTGCGACTTGCCGTTCTGCCGGGGCACCGTGACGCCGACCCGCTTGGCCGCCCACGTCGCATCGGCACGCTCGCCCTGCGCCGCCTCGAGGATGGTCTCCTGCCAACTGTCGAGGTAGACGCCGAACTTCGCGGACAGGTCGGCGACGTCGCGGGCCGAGCTAGCCCGGACGCCCTGCGGCTTGACCAAGACGCGAGGTGGCGCCTCCCCGAGCAGCGCGACGGGCTGCGATCTCGTCAACGGGGTCACCTGCCTTCTCTGCGTCGTCGACGGGCGCGAGGACGGCCTTGCCGACGCCGAGCTGCGCGAGGACTCCCTTGAGTGCGGTCACCTGCTGGCGCGCCTCGGACAGCACGCCGTCGAGCGAGACGAAGACCTTCTGCTCCTCGCCGTTGCCGAGGCGGAAGTGCATGAGCTGGATCCACTCGGCCTTGCCGGTGACGATCGCGTCGATCTGGTCGAGGCGGTCAGCGATCCGGCATGCCTCGACGACGAGGACCTCGACCGCCGGGTCGGCCACGGCCGCCGCCGCCAGGTGCTCACGTAGCCGCGCCGACGTCGGCGCCGCGAGCGCCGACACGGCCTTCCGCCGGCGGCACGCACGGTGCTTCGGCGTCGGCGAGCTGCGCTTCGTGAGGCGGATCGCTTCCCCGCACACCGAGCACTTCCCCTGGGCCACGCTTCCCCCTCACACCGCCGGAAACGCCCTGACCTGCGCGAACACCGCCCGAACTCGGCCGGAGGGTCGAAAGTTCGCACGATCCGTGTGTGAAAACTTGTGGACTGCGGGGTCTTGGTCCCGGCGCCGTCCCAAAAACTCGCGCGCGTCGCGCGCAGTCACAGCTCGAGGCGGCGCAGCGGTTCGCGTCGCTTCGCTCGCTTACCTCGCAGCCTGTTGCCCTTGCGCGCACCCTTCGATCGGTTGCACGAGCGGTGAGCCGGACCGAGGTAGCCGAGGCCGTCGTCGGTGTGGTCGAGGTCCCACAGCATCGCCGCGGTGACCGGGCGCCCGCACACCGTGCACGGCCACGGCAGGCGGGACCACCACCGCTTGCGGGCGACCTGGTGGGCGTAGCCGTACCGGCGCCGGTACGCCCTGCTGGCGTGGGGCATGTTGTTCCTCCCGTCGTCGTCGGTAACCCGTGCCGAGATCCCGTGGTCTGTTTGCCGCACGGTCCAGGACGACGGCGGGAGGAGAGTGGGGGCCGGCGCGCGTCGCGTGCCCGACGGCGCCGGCCGTACCCGGGATGCTCCGGTCCCGGGCAGCAGAAAGCCCCGATCGCGCAGGGGGTGCGATCGGGGCTATCTGGGCACAGCGGTGCCACTGATGGGGAGCCTACGTGGTCGGCACGACGCCGCGCAACATCGCCGGGAGCGTGTCGCGCTCCACCGGCAGGCCGACGTCGGCGGCGAGCTGGCGCTCGGCCTGGACGATGACGTCGACGGCCGGCTCGAGGAGCAGACGCACGTGCTCGCCGAGGACGCCGATCGTCGAGCCGTCCCACACCGCCCCGCACCCGGTGCAGGTCGCCGCGGTCGGGTAGAGCACGACCTGCACGCCTCCGCGGTGCCCGCACTCCGAGCACGGCACGTGCGGCTTCAGCGGCGGGTCGCCCCACGTCGTCGTGATCCGGGCCCGGACCCACCAGCTCGTCACCGTCGCGTCGACGAACACCAGGTCGTCGCGCTCGAGGGCGGGTGCGCGGTCGGCGAGGAACCACAGCCGGGCGACGACCGACGTGCGCAGGTCGGCGCGCGCGGCCCGACGACGGTCGATCGACTCGACGAGCCAGGCCGAGGCGCGGGTGATGTCCTCGAGCGTGGCGATCGGGTTGAGGTTCGTCGCCGGCTTCGACCCGTACCCGCTGGTCGAGAGCCCCTGCGTCCCGCCGGTCACGCCGGCGCGCAGCTGGCCGAGGAGCGACGGGTGCTCGATGGTCGTCCTGACGGGCTCGAGGCGAGCGCCGTCGGCCGAGCGGGCCCACTGCTCGACCTTCTCGGCGTGCGGCTCGGTCAGGTCGACGACGCGGTCGCGGATCCGGTCGGCGATGAGCTGCTCGGTCGTGCGGATCGTCTCGGTGCGGTGCTTGCTCATGGGGTCTTCTCCTTGATCGCGCGCTTCCAGAGCTCGTGCCGCTTGCGGGCACTCCCGCAGGGCCCGCAGGGGTCGTCGGTTCCCCACGGCTGGTGACGGGAGCACCACGGCGCGGGCTCGGGCAGGTCGGCGAGGGCGGACAGGGTGGACGAGAGCGGGACCGGGACGACCGAGGCAGGCTGGGCGGGCGCCGCCTCCGCTCCGCTCCCCATCTCCTCCCTTCCTTCCTTCTCTCCTACTACTCCCTGGGTCGAATGTCCGAGTTGCACGGTTGGGGGTGGTTCCGGGTCCGCGGAAGGCCAGCCCTCGAGGCGCAGCAGCAGGGCGCCGCACGGGCCGTCGACGAGCGCCAGCCAGTGCGCGTCCCCGAGGATGACGAGGTCGTCCAGGACGTCGTCGTCGGTCACGCTCGACGTCGTCGGCCACACCGATTCGCGCACCATCGTCGGGTCCGCCGGGCCCGTCCCCTGCCGGTCCACGTGGTGCTGCCACAGACCGAGCGCCGTCCGCCTGGTCCGCTCCGGGAGCGCCAGGAGCGCCGGGTCCGTCAGCAGCCGCGTCAGGCCGTCCATGGGCGGCTCGGCGGGCTTGGATTCGGTCACCATTCACCAGTCCTCGGAAGATCAGGTCCCGGACGGCCAACCACTGGTCCGGGTCGAAGCGGAAGCACTCAGTCCACCCGCGGCCGTGGGGCAGGAACTCGAGCGACTCCTCGGCCGACGCGAACGCCGGGCGCACGAGCTCGGGGTGCGCACGCAGCATCGTCAGCACCGCCCACTCGACGACGTCCTCGGTGTCCCACTCGAGGATCGCCACGCGCCCGCCCGAGTCGGTCAGGCCGGCGAGCCGGTGCCGCTTCCACGCGCGCCCGACCTTGACGACGCCGAGGTCGTCCCACACCACGACGTAGGTCATCGCCCGGGCCGGGATCGTGAGCTTCTGCCCGCGCCGCGGCCGGCGGGGCGGCGGGGGCAGCGGGGGGACCCCCCCCCCCCCCCCCCCCCCCGCCACGGCCGCCGGCCG